TCTCTTGTTTCAATATTTGTTGGCATAGTACGTTTCACTCCCTTTTTAGGTGACTTACGATTAGATGTTTTAAGCTCTTTTTCAAGTTCTTTAATTTCCTCTTCTAATGTTGTTTTTTCTTCTTCTTTTGTTTCAATATCCTTATCGTTATCATCCATACTCTGTTCGATGACAGATAAATCTTCGTCACTTTCAGCTGACTCAATAGCTGCTTCAAATTCACTACGTTTAGCTAATAAGTCAGTTAGTTTCCCTTCCAAAGCTGATAGAGCATCTCGCTTCAGTTTTAATTTGGCACCAATAAGAATAGGATTAGGCATTCTTCAATCTCTCCTTTAAGTTCCGTTTTCTTTGTTCAAACTTTTCTTTTTTGATGACTTTGACGTCACGTTGACGGGCTGCCACTGCTGTTTGTGGATAGGCAGGAAAAGCTGTGATGGAAACTTCCATCGTATCCGCTTCACGGACAATCCATTTCAATGTTCCATCTTCTCGATGCTCAATATCTTCTTTTAACGGTACAAAACCAAATGAGCATCCTTTCACCTTTCCTGTTTGCACCTTACGATAAGCACTTTTGGCAAAAGGATCTTCTAAGTCCACTTTCACTCTGCCCCATAATCCGTGAGAATCAGTTTTCAACTCTAACGTTTGGCTGCCAGTGCTACCTAGCACGACTCTTGTATCGTGATTATCCAGGCACATAATATCGTTATCTCGTAAACTACCGTCAAATGCTTCAGGTGCAATCTCTTCAAAAGCTCCTGGCCACAATTCTGTTTCTTGATTAAAAACAGCAAAGTAACCTTCAATAAAAGCTTCACCGTTTTCTTCATCACTTCTCGTTTTTAAGTCCGAATTAAATACCATGAGACGCTTTTCCACTTATTCATCACCACCTTTCAATTTATTTTGCTGACCAATACTAGAAGCTGGGATATAGTTTTCAAGCACAATCAATTCATTCATTTCACTGTCTGGATCAAGTCCAATCCAGTTACGCAATTCATTACGTCTCATGGCGTTACGGTCCACAAGTTGAGAACCTGCTGTCACCATTTCCGTTAAGTCATATGAGTATAAACTCCGTGGATTTAAACGGAAAAACCAATTAGGCGAATAAATCAAATCCCGTGTTAATGTTTGTGAAATGATTTGACCAATTGCATACACACGCGTATTAATAAAGTTGTTGTACTCCTCTTTGTTAAAGCTTCCTACGCCCAAGAAAAAAGCTGGCACTCCCAAGAGTCCAGCTACCGTTTTCTTATCTATTTCCACACCTTCATTTATGGCTATGTCTTTTAAAGATAAAGGCTTTACCTGTTCGACTTTGATTAAGTCAGCAGGGATAATCCAAGGTTTACCGCCTTCAGTCTCATCAAAATACTTTGCCATGATATTGTCTCGTCCGTCTTTACTAGATAATTCCTCTGTCATTGCGTCCACAGAAATAATAAGAGAAGGCATGTACTTGCCACTCATAAAGTTATTTTTTGTTTGAGTAGCTTGAGATAAGTTCTTTACAATCTCAAGCAATGCTACACGATAACCCCGGCCCTTGTAAGGAAAATTAGGGTTAGGATTGATAACAAAATGAATGACTTCATCAGGCGTATATGTTAATCCATTGTAGTTAATTAAGTATCCATTCTTCGTTTCTTCGTAGCCAACTGCTTGCATTTGTAGAGGTGTTAAATCATCAATCAAAGTTGTTACAGGATCTACTCCAATGTGGACAATAGAGTTACCGTCACCATAGAGTAACAAATCACTGACTATCTTATAAATCCAACCTTTACGCGTCATATTTGCATGAGGCTCAATATCAATTTTTCGAGATAGCTCATTGGTAACCCGTCTATCTCCATCTTTTGTATTTTCCATTAGATGAATAGTCATGTTTGATACCAGGTCCGCAATCTTATCTACTGCAATTAATACATCTGGATTATCTGAAAGCCTTGTATATCCTACGGTTTCCACATCACCCAGTGCTATTGGAATAGAAATAGAACGTGTTTTTTTCTTACGATTCCAAAATGCCATATGTACACCTCCTTCCTAGTTATTCAACCAATCTGAAGCATCTGACGCTTTGGTCATGTCCTCTAACATTTGAATAGATCCAAATACAGCAGCATCAAACACATCAATACGATGCTCTGGCATAACTTTTTCGTATTGAATCATGTCATCTGTTTTCTCAACGGCAGCAACGTTTTGCACACAATATTCGAATGCTTGTGAATGGAGATAATAAAACTTTCCGTCCTTTGCTTTCTTTTCTATCCTTCTAAAGCCTTCAGACTTCTTGTAAAAGTACTGTGGTTGGTCAACCATTTTAAAGCCTTTCTTTTTCATCGCTAAAAAGAACTCACGTGAAAACTTGCGGTCAAAGCCCACTTTCTTTATCTTGAAGCCCATCTTTTTCATATTGATGAACCAGTTAACGATATCTGAATGATTGACAGTAGGTGTATTACACATATCTAACCAACCATCGTCTTTCCAACCGAATAGAGGAATATTATCCTCTTCAGCTTTAGCTGTTGCTGCTACAATTGGGAACCAAGCGTGAGTAATCGCAATGTCCACACCTTTATAGTTGCCATAAAGAGCAGCAGCCGTTAAATCATGCATTTTAGATAAATCAGCTCCACCATACCAACTCATATTTAACTTGGCCAAATCAGCAAGGGACCAACTATAATTCCTGTCGGAAACCTTAAATTCATCCAAGTTAAAGTAAGCTTTTATAGCAGCTGTGTAGATATTCATAGACTTTGCTAAAAAGTCTTTCCTCTGTTGTGGATCATTTTGTGCTTGCAGCGCATCATTCATAATGTCGTCTGGACGAATTGAGACACCATAAGCAGGATTGGCTTTTTGATGTTCAATAGGATTTGTATAATCTACATTACCTTTTTCATCTTCATCAGCTTTTGCAATAAACACAAAATAAGCCTCATCCTTAACAGTGCCGTCCAGTATTTTTTTACAGTACTGAAGACGCTGATAGCAGAAGCTTGTCATATCATCACCGGCTGTGGTAATACCAATCATAAGTTTGTTGGTATAAGCTTTCATGGCCTCTTTGATGATGTTATATTGTTTTGGTGTTTTATAAGCGTGAAGCTCATCGGCAATAGCAATGTTACAGTTTAGGGAGTCTTGTTTATCCGGGTTAGCTGCAAGTGCTTGGATATATAAAGAACCGTCTCCTAAATCACCAGAAATAGAATGCTCCTGGTTATTATCAATAACACGAAAGTTTTCTTTTTCCCCCATTTGGCCGAGGTTGAAGTTGATGAAGTTGAAGCTCTCTAAAGACTGTTTTAATGCAGCAGCTACAATATATACTTTACTTCCACTTCGTCTATTTAAAATACCAAGAGCCCAAGCTAAAGCAGCAGCAAAACTTGTTTTAATATTTTTCCGTGGAATGTAAATAAACGCTTCTTTGAAGCGCCTCACTGATGTTCCTTTATGATAAAAACCTAATAGGTTGTAAACTTGATATTTGTGAAAAGGCTCCAATAAAAATGGCGTACCCCTTAATGGTGTACCATCCAACATTTCACCCTGGGCATGAACAAAAGTTTTTTCAATAATACCAATAACAAACTCTGCGTCCTTGGGATTGAAATCATAATCAGAATTCTTAAGGTCTCTTAAAAAACGTTCGCAACCTTGAATTTGCTCCTTGTTAGCTGGCTTGGTGCTGTCCACAATTGAAGTGACGTAATCCATTACTAAATCATAATTTTTATATTCACTCATGACGTTTCACTCAATGCTTGTATTAATTTTGATTTAGGCTTTTCTTTTTCCTCTTTACGAACCGGAACTTCAGGACGCTTTACACGTTCATACGTTTTAGGATTCAAGCATAACAAATTTGAATAAGAAGCAAGGTCTTTCCGCAAGGCTTCCATAGCTGTATAAATAGGGGTTTTTCTTTCATTTGTAGCCCCGGCTTTATTCGTATATGAGTCTGTGATTTTAAAACCTGATTCCTCAAATTGCTTTTCAAAGGCTTGATATTGGGCCAGCATCCCTACGTAAATATCAATCGTATGCTCAAAATCATCACGGTAAACGCCCAAATGCTTCATGTTATCAACGATTTCATTTTTTAATTGGCTTCTCATCCCGGTTGCCACACCCCCTTTATAAAAAACTAAGGTCGCTCTATTGGAAAAGGTTCCCCCTCCCGTTCCCCAGGCATCATTTTCAAATTGGCTTAAGTGGGGGGCACAGCTTTTTCTCTCCACTGTTCGCCCAAAAGAGTTAATTCATCAGTTTCTCGGTTATGCATCTTGCCATGACACTTCGTGCAAAAACTAATAAGATTCCAGTTAGTTAATCGTAAGTCAGGCCTTTCCCTGAATGGATGCATGTGATGTACAGTGTTTGCAGGTATACGTTTACCGTATCGTTTGCATTCTTGGCATAAATATTGATCACGTTTTAATATCTTTTCACGTTTGCTTTCCCATCTTGTGGTCTTATAGAAGTTCATGCCTCACTCTCCCTCACACTTATCACAATAGTTAACAATGCTTTGCTTTTCGATATGTCCAAGGGTTGAACCAAACAAGAAGTATGCTGCATGTTTCCTCTTAGCTTCATTATCGATAGTACTCAGATATGTTAATGCTTCAACCGGACAAGCTTTAGGATTATGGCCAATGAACTTCTCAATAGAATCATTAAGCTTTGGACAATCAGCTGCTTTAATTCCATATGGTTTAAACTTACGTTGGTACTTCCTTTTCACACGAGAAGCTTTTAACTTAGCTTGAGTTTTCTTAAATAGTTGTATTGGCATTAGCCCGGTTCACCCTCCTTTAAGTAACTGATATACAGCTTGTATATATGCATAGTTCAAATGAGATAACCTTTCAATGTATTGAATCATTGTTAATCCCTCCTTTTGAACTTAGAAAAAGGACACCACAAAAGTAGTATCCTCTCTTTAATCACGCTATTTTATTAACCGCTACGTGAGACATCATGAAGAATATCCCCACCTCTTGGCATATCTTCTAATACCTTACCGCCTCTCGGTACATGATATCCTCTACCTGGTTGATGTAAGATATCACCGCCACGTGGTAAATCCTCTAATACTCTTCCACCTCTTGGATCTGTATAGCTTCTTCCTGGTTGCTCCATGTTTATCACCCCTTATCTTTTAATTCTATTAAACATTCTACAAGTACTTCTATATACCTTTATTTTTCTCTCTCACTGGTCTTGTAGGAATTTATGTAACTTCTCAAAAGATTTCTTCTCTGTTTTACGCCTTACTGAAATGATAATATTACCCAATGATTTTAATTTCACTTGATAACGTTCCACCACTTCCCCATTAGCTTTTTCATAATCATTACGCCAAACTCTCAATTCATCTGTATCGTAATAATTCATTTCCATGGTATAT